TCAGATTCTGTTCGTAAGTGCGCTTGCAGTTGGGATTGTTGCTCTGCTTGTTGCTGTTGGGCAATGCGTTGCTGTTCATTCCTGACTACTGCTAACTGTTTCTCACGCTGACTCTGTTCAGCTACCGCTACCGCATAACCGATAGGGTCTGTTTCCTTTAGAACATCTAAGTCCACACCCTTATTTTGTTGCGTAAGGAAGCTATCCAACGCTTGCAACTTCTGGGCATATGCCTGTCGCTCTTGTTTAACCTGCTCTAAATGACTACGTTCAGCTTCAATTGCCTTACGTTGTTCAGCTAAAGCCTGAGACTTTTTAGTGTAATCCGTACCTTGTTGATAACCCTTGATAAGTTCGTCTAGTTCTACTTCGACTTCCTCACCAGATGCTTTGACTTTATATCTCTGCTTTGGCTGTTCCTCGGATTCCTCCTCAGAATACTCAACTTCGTCAGTCTCTTGTTGGTCTTCTGGTTGACCTTCGGCTTGGCTGTTTTCAGCTTCCTCAGAATCACCCATCATGCCTTCAAACGCTGAAGCGGCTTGGTTTACATCTAGGCTTTCACTCCCATTAGGGTTGGTGTTTTCCATTTGTCATCTCAATAATCGCCAGAAACCTTCTGGACGGAGGCTAGGGTAAACCCTAAAGAATCTTCCACTTCTTCTCTTTAATCACAGTTTCCGAGGCTAAACCTTCTAGGTGTCCTGTAATTAGTTCAATAGTCTTAATGTGCCGATAAGCATCTTCACGCCTATCACATTCTTCTGCACTTGTGTTAATTATCACACTAATCTGTTCTTTTTTCAAGTTATCTATGACTTCTTTGAAGAAATCATCATTTAACAGGTTTTTAGCCCATTGCGCCAGTACGTGCTTGTCCATATTGGTTTTGTATTCCAGAAATAATGTCGTTAATGCTCAAGCTAGATTTAGCAGGGTAACCTTGCTTACTACCCAAAATACCCATCAAGTCGTTGTAACTCATGCTAGATGGCTGTGAGTATTGGATAGGCTCTGGCACTTGACCATAGTTAGGGTCTAGGAACTTTTCCCATTGAGTGCCAATTAGTAGGTTTCTGTCGCCAAAGTTAATTGGAGGCAAAGGTGTAAATGGTGCAACGCCTGTCTTTGGAGGTGTTCTCCAATCAGTAGGAACTTCAACAATTGGATATGTTGTCGGTGTTGTTGTTGTAGGATTTACAGCAGCGTTAATTCCTGCGATAGTAGTTCCAATACCAAGAAGTTTTATTACATCAGACGTAGTTAATGAATTATCTGTTTTAGTTACACCAGTAGGCGTTGTAACTGTAGGAGTAGTTGGAGTAGTAACTACAGGGGTTGTAATTGATGTAATTGCTGGAACATCAGTTTTCTTTGTTCCTTCAGCAGTAACCTCAACTGTTGGAGTTGTAACATTTCCACCAGACAACAATGTATTAACAGCATTTATTGCATCTGTAGATACTTGTTCTCGTGGTCTAGTTGCATTTACAGAAATAGTTGGAACTTGTGCAAGAGTGCCTATTAAGTTATTTAATGATGGATTAGCAGTTCCTGTAATAGACACAGTATTGCTATCTACAATTGGATTACTTACAGCAGCAGGAGTGGTAGGACTAATTGCGTTTAAAGCCCTGTCAATAATTGCATCGTTATAACCACCAGAAATTAAAGCATCTCGAATTTGAGATGAAGACAATCCTTGCTCTGCTAACTGTGTTGCGTCTGCAATTGCAAATTGTCTTTCAGTAATTCCTGTAGCATCTAATGTGCCACCTTGCAGATAACCACTCAATGCACCACCTGCACCACCAAGCAATGCGCCTTTAAGTGGGTCACCTCCAGCAATACCAGTTGTTACACCACCAAGAATAGCGTTGCCTAATGCGTTAGAAGCTATTTGACTAGCACCTGCGCCAAGCAATGAGCCACCAAGCAAGCCACCCGCACCAGTTGCAGCTAATGCAAGTTGAACAATAGGCATCCAATTAGCAGCATCAGAACTAGATGCGCCAGTTGTGTAAAAAACTGGAGTGCCATTAGGGGCAAACTCAACTCGGTAGCCTGTGTTACCTTTACCTGCAAACGTGCCACCAAAAGCATTACCAGTTTGACGTTCACCATATGTACTAGGAACTTCTTGACCAGTTACTTTATTCCCATAAGTAGTAACTGTTTGTGTTTGACCAGTATCGTATAAAGTGCCATATTCATCTGAGTAAGTAACAGGAACTTGTTTCGTAATCTGACCAAACTGGTTAATATCAGTAATACCAATGCCAGCTAAAATATTAGCCATGTCAGCGGCATTAGCTTGTGCTGAACCTTTGCCCTCGCCTGTCCATTTTTCTGTTGTGCCTTGACCAAGAATCTGCTGAGTCAAATATGTCTTAGCAACATCTGGATTAGACGCAAGTGCAGAAGATACTTGTGATGGCGAAACACCTGCTGCTTGCATTGTTTGGTTGACCAATGTTGCATCAGCATTAGGATTAGCATTAAACCAACCCAGAATGTCAGCATTAGTTACTGTTGATACAGGAGGCATTTGAACAGGGCCACCAACTAATTTTGTTGTAGGAGGAGGGGTTACTGTAGAACTACCTGTGTTTCTATTTTCTTGAAGCAAACTTTGCGCTAAGTCTACTGTTGAAGTAGTTGTAGCTGCTGGCTCTGTACCTTGCGCTCTTGCCTCGGCAACAGCCCGTGCAAAAGATGCTTCCTCGTTAGCGTCAATAATGGTGTCGCCTTGTCCCAAAAAACCTTTTGTCCAAAACTCCAAACCACTTGGGTCTGGTTCACGACCAGCATATTGTCTATAAAGGTCTTCTACAGTAATAGCCATGCTTAACCCCTAATCTCTACGTTAGATGTAATGCCAGCACCAATTTTCATTGCTTTCAGTTGTGCTTCTGCTTCAAACTCTTGTTGCTTCATAGCAAAGTAAGCCTGTTGTTTTTCACGCTCTAGTTGCAACTTAGCAGCTTCCTTCTCACGCATCATCTGCATTTCAACAGCAGCCTTCTGTTGTGCCATCTCCATGTCAATCTGTTGTTGCTGTTGCTTCAACTGAATGTCGGCTTGTGCTTTAGCTTGGTTAGCCTGTATCTCAGCCTGTGTTCGAGCCATGATTGCTTGAACTTCTGGAGGCATCTGCTGTTGTTGTGGAGGAGGATTGCTTAATGCTTGGTCTTGCTCTGGCGTAATAGCTTTGTAGAACTCAGCACTATCCTTAAAGCCAGCAATTTCAACCATGCGTCCCAATGTGCCACGATATTGAGCAGGTGAAACATAAGGATTAGCAGGGCCGTACTGAGCAATCAACTGCTCTTGTTTAGCAAGAACCATTGACAACATAGCCATCTGCTCTTGACGATTCCCTGCGCCCAGACCTACGTTGATAGAAACATCGTATTGATTAGCCCATGTTCTAGGGTCAAACTCTACGAACTCGCCACGCATACGCACCATTCGTGCCTTGTCCTGATACTTACAGAGCAAGTGCAAGATGCCTTGGAACAAAGACTTAACACCTGTCTCAGCAAAGATTCGAGCCATCAGTTCAATCTTACCTGCGCCAGCTTGTTGCATGGAGGCAACCGCAGCAGCAGTCACGTTCTGCAAGATAGCAGGGTCTAAACCTTGTGAAGCATCAGATACACCAGTACGCTTAGACTGTACTGTGTCCAGATACTGAAGCATTGGGAAAGCCTGATTAGCCACGTTCTGAACAACTAACTGTTGAACAGCACCTTGTGACTTGGCACGAATAACACCACCTGCGGTAGATGTAAGCAAATCTTCTAAATTTACCTGTCCTTCTACGGCAACTACTCTGGCGTTATTGGTCAGATATAAGTTATCCAACATCTGACGAGTGATAGTAGTCTTGATTAACTGTAGGTCAACTGTTCTGTCAGCTAGTGAGTTACCAAAGAACTTGTGTGGAATTGGGATAGGACAGATTGAGTGGAAAGGAACATAGTCCACTTCCTCAACCATTTCCTTACCATCCTCATCTTGCAGAATCTCATTAGAAGCGTAAAAGACTTGAGTCAGAGCAGCAATGCCCTTTCCGTTCATATCAGTTTTGACATAACACTCAAAGACCTCAATCTCTTGCATTGATGGGTCATCAGTCTGTGTTTGGTAAGGTTGCTCACCTGCTGCATAACGAGCCACACGCTCTGGTGTGTATGCCAAAGCATCACCCATCTGCAAGCCTTCAATTTGCTTCTTGTTGAAACCCATAGCAACCAAGTCACTACGAGTCAACATTTGACGATGTGCTACGAAAGGTGAATCAGCAATAGTCCTAGCCTTCTTGCTAATCAAAAACTCCTCTGGGGGTACGTTCTCAATCGTTACTTTGCCTGACTTTTTCTTTTGTTGCACCACAACATTGTGTGTAGCACTCATCACAGGCATACCCATAGGGTCAACAACTGGCTGTCCCATTGGGTCAATGATAGGAAGTTCTGTCGTATCTTGCTCGACAATCTCCATAGTCTCATCACTCATCAGCATTGCTAACTCGTCATCAGACAAGTCAAAGTAACGCTCTTTAGTAATGTCTTCTTTGTCTTCCCAATACGCCTTAACGATGCCGTTCTTCTGCATTAGGGCATCTTTGAACCAATCATGCAGAATGGCTACACCAGCGTTATCACGATTGAAAACCCAATTGCAGTAATCAGTAGCTTGCTTTGCAGAGGCTTCATCCCTTGGGCCTTGTGGCTCAAAGACTACGATATTGTCTGAGCCTGTAAAGATACGAACTAAGCTAGGTAGCGCACCATCTATCGCTTCTGCCACTTCTCCAGTAACGATTTGAGACTTACCCTCAACTTCATTACCATATGGCTGTCGTAGATAAGCCTCCAGAGCCTGTTTGCGTTGTTCAACAGTTTCGCTTTCAATAAATCCAATTGCATCGTCAATCTCTGCTTGGATTATCGACATTAACTCGTTCTGTGCCATGCTTGTCCTTTGGAGGGCGTCCCATTCTGGGTTTATCCAATTGTAACTCTTTTACCATATTTTCAAGCATTTCGATACGCTTTTCAAGTTCTTTTACTTTAGGTGCTAAATTTGCACCTTGCATAGTTACATACATTAGACAATCCATTTCGGAGTTTGGTTAATCGGCTTAGACCACGTTGAATGTCCTTCATCCAATCCAAGGGCTAAGTAACGGAACGAATCAGAGCCATGACTTGACCAATCGTGTAGTGGTCTTTCATAGAATATCTTACGCTTCTCATCGTAGTCTCTGCGGTAGTTTCTCAGGCAGTTCAGTCCTGTTTGCACTTTAGGCACGTTAAACCAGCACCTTGGCAGCAACCTTCTTACCGCTTGGATGCCATCGTCTAGTCCCATCCTTGGGGCTATTTTGACCTCTAAGCCAGCTTCCTCAAGCATTTCCATACGGCTCTTACCTGTGCCAAGTTCCCTAACCCTAACGTCATGGGGCAGAATATGCTCTGCTTTGAGATAGTCGTTGTCCTTAATCCACTTCACATAATGGTCTAGTCCAACTCCGTGATTCTCGTAGTAGTCCAACAATCTGACCTCAGTACCCACTAACTGAGCCACCCAGATAGACGTAGAGTCACCCATTCCCAAGTCCCAAGCAGTAAATGTACGGCTTAGTTCTTCTCTGGGAATCTCTTGCATATGTTTCTTGTCTTCTAACTCGTTGAGGATTTGCCCATAGTAAGAGCCTTCTACCGCAGCGTCAAAGCTACACTCAAACTCTTGGCGGTATTTATCCTCACCCATCTCATTTTTAGCAGCCTTCAGTTCTACATCATCTACCACCCCTGTCTCTGAGGCTTTGAACTCTAGCAAGCCCCATCCATCCTCTTTCTCTGCCCTGTCTCGCAGTTCTTTAAAGTGGTTATGTCCTTTGGGTGTACCAATAAAAAGACACCAGCCCTGTCTGTCAACCAAGGCAGGTCTGCATATATCTGTCCAAATCTTAGGGTTCTGGTCGCCAATCTCGTCTAGGATTACCCCATCAAAATACTGACCACGAAGTGAATCGGGATTGTCAGAGCCGTACAACTGAATGCGCCTACCCCAGAAGTCCACCCTTAATTCAGATATGTTCGTTGTCCCACCTAACGGCTCTGCATACTTAACAAGGTAGTCCCATGCCACTCGCTTGGCTTGTCCGTAGGTAGGGGCTATGTAAGCGTACCTTGGGGCTTCCTTTTGGTTAAGCAACGATTCACGAATGATGTGGTTTAGGGCAGCAACAGTCTTACCGAACCGCCTATGAGCAACCACTACCGCAAAGCGTTTGCCTTCTAATAATTGATGCACCCTTAACTGGTGTTCCCTAGGTTTATAAGGAATTATTAACTCTGCCATTTAATGACCAGTTCAGAACCTTCTGGCCCACTATGCTCAACAGCATGGGTTTCTTTCCATCTAGCCCTAGTCTTTAACCAAAAAATAGCAGCAGCAGTATTGCCGTTCTTAGCCTGTTGGAACAAGGTTTGCCCAATACTAGCGTTGGCATCGATGCGACCATCATCCAGTTCCTTCTTGTAATACTTCACTAGCGTATCGGAACTAATCTCTAGCTTGGTAGCTATGTCTTCAAAGGTAATGCCAACAGCAGCTAGTGTCTTTACTAGCTTCTTATTCTCATCAGTCGGCTCATATTTTTTGCCCTGTTGCATTTTATATCTCCGAAAGTTCTTCGTTAGCGTTTACTAACATGGCTTTTTTACCTGTAAAGTCTTCCCATCGTTTGACAATAACATCACAGTATTTAGGCTCTAGTTCAATAAGCCTAGCCTTACGATTCTGCTTTTCACAAGCAATCAAAGTGCTACCAGAACCACCAAACATATCAAAAACTATCTTTTTATCTTTATTGTCTTCTAAAGCCATTTCAATCAGTTCTACTGGCTTCATAGTTGGATGCACTGTGTTTCTCTGTCTTTTAATAGTCCAGATGTCACCCCTTAGTGTCTTATGACCACCATAATCACCATAATAAAAGATGATTTCGTGCTGTTTAAAGTATTTATCTAAATGTTGGGCAGGATTAACCTTGTTCCAGACAATCATAGCTTTTGGCTTACGACCTATCTTTTCCATAGCTTCTCGGAATAGATGGGCGTAGTGCCAAGAACAGCACACATACATCGTTTCGCAGCCGTACAGGGTTTGATTAAGAAAATCGACAAAAACTGAGTCTTCCATCTTGTCGTTCTTAATTTTGTCTCTTTTATCACTAACCCCTTGATAATCTATGTTGTAAGGTGGGTCAGTAAAAATCATGTCTGGTCTATCACCATCCAGAACTTTATCTACATCATTCTGGCTAGACGAATCTCCGCAGATAAGGCGGTGGTTGCCAAGTTGGTAAATGTCGCCTACTTTAGTAATCGGCTCATCAGGCACATCAGGAACAGCGTCCTCGTCAGTTAGCCCCTCTACCACCTCTGGCTCTAGTAATGCGTCTATTTCTTTAGGGTCAAAGCCTAGCAGTTCTAAAGCAAATCCGTCAGCCAATAAGTCGTTTAACTCAATGGTCAGCATTTCATTGTCCCACCCTGCGTTTAAGGCTAGGCGGTTGTCGGCAATGATGTAAGCCTTGCGTTGGGTTTCTGTTAGGTCTTTTAGCTCTATAACTGGAACTTCCTCATGTCCTAGCTTACGAGCAGCAGAGAGTCTGCCATGACCTGCAATGATGCCGTTGTCGCCATCAATAAGAATCGGGTTAGTCCACCCAAACTCTTTAATGCTTGCTGCTATCTGAGCAATCTGTTCATCAGAATGTGTGCGTGAATTCCTAGCGTATGGAATCAATGTAGATACTGAACGCCATTCTAATTTACGATTTTGTGTCATGTTGTATCACTCCCTTTCGGGTTGGTGAAGTTAAAAGGCTAGTTTATATCACTAGCCAAGGTTTATTACCACTTTACCTTGTTAGCCCAATACGCTGCACTCATCTTACCCTTGGCAATGTTCTCAGCGTGACGAGCCTTGAACGCTTCGTTACGCTTCGTGCCATCAGGTGAGCCTTTAGCCCCTTGTTGGCCAAAACGGATTAGCTTTACATCCTCACCAGACTTAGCTAAAACAGCGTGAGACTTAGTGGGATGGTTAGGAGTAGCTTTGGGCTTGTTATAGCCAGAAAACTGCTCTGACCCACGCTTAATCATTTCTTTTTAGCAGTCTTAGCTGCTTGCTTGAACGCATCCGCAGTAGGTGCGCCTTTTGAGCCTACCTTACGCATACGCTCTGGGGTTTTTCCAGCAGCCTTTTGAGCCTCGATACGCTTTTTCTTCGCAGCGATATTTGCGTACAAGCCGTTCATTTTTTGGCTTTCTTTGCTGCGTTCTTAGCAGTACGCTCTCCACGCATAGGCATAGGCTTAGATGCAGGTTTAGTCTTCTTCTGCATAAGTTTCTGCATCATTTCCATCGCTTGTTGGTTTGTCGTTCCCATCATATTCATCCTCGGTTATTGGCCCACCACTAATCCATGCCTCACAAGTCCTCTTGGAAGCACAC